ATATATCTTGTTTTAACAAAAATATTTAAATCAAATTATATTCTTACAAAAGGAGATGGTATTTCTACCATCTCCAACCGTAAATAAATTACAATACAATATGCAGGACGTTATTTTTCTTTTTTCTTCCGATGATACAAATCATCGAAATATTTATCTGTCTTCTCCTTAGTAGCTTCAGCCCAACCTCGCTCTACCTTGCGATTATACCATGCAATATTGGTATGATAAGTCTTTGTTCCACCCTTAATGGTATCATAAACAGGAACCTGCTTAATAGTACCGTCATGGTTATACTCAAAACACTCCTTGCCTTCAGCATTGATATAAGTCTTATTCTTAGTTACAACTTCACCATTCTTTGTTTTACGAACCTTAGTTGTCTTATATTCAAGCACGGTATTATATTGGCTAATGCTATCAAAATAACCATCATAGGAAGAGCATACCTCATAAATAATCTTCTGGATAATAGGAATCAAATCCTCTCTCTCTGAAATCATATGCTTCAGTACATACAAATCGCCTGAAAGAGGTGAATCATTATCACCAAAGAATCTATCACGATTATAAACATATGTGTTTTCACCCTTGGTAAGCTTTACCAACTTATTCGTAATATCAATATTGTTACGAATGTAATTAGGATAATAGCGAGCATCCAACGTCTTTGAAATTACTTCCTTACCATTATCACTTACAGCAAAACGCAATACAAATTGTCCCTCATCAATCAATGGGTCTGTCATAACTTCAGGGTCCCATTCGGGATTCTCAGGGAAATTGTGGTACCACAAATAAGTACGAGTCTTAGCCTTCAAATCATCGTTAATGATTTCAACAATTTCATCAACCTTATTTTTGAAGTTTTCTGTTACCATGGAACCTTCAATATATCCGTTAATTGAAAAATTCCGTTTACATACAAGATATTCATTTGCATACAACGCAAACTCAAATCTACAATCCTTTCTCTTTTGTGCAACATCACCATTATCATTAACCTTTAATGATGGTGCAACATTTTCTTTAAATTCGTCAAGATTCATTATTTACGAATTAAAAAGTTAAACAACCAAATTTAATAACTCACTTTATACTTCATCTCTGAAATACGGTGCAAACATACTACTATATTTTTTTAATTTCAAGATAAAAAATTATTATTTTTGCTTGAAAAATTCGATTTCCTTTTTTCTTATTCGTTCATACATTCCAAATAAATTTCCGAACTTTGTTACATCAGTTAACATAGACATACCATTGGCTTCAACTATTTTATAAACATTCTTTATATTTCTTGATTCAGGGTCAATGGGTGCGCCATATATACTATCCAATTCTTCTTTTGCTTCATCAGTTAATAAAGGAGTCGATAAATCTATAATCTGTTCGTTTATTTCATATATCTTATCTCCTTGACAGCCATCAGTTACCTTATTTAAAGCATTTTCAAGACATTTAATGGGTTTTTTCTTCTCTGCCTTACGTTCATCTAGTATTTGCTTACAAGTGTCTAAAAACTCATTTAAATTAGCTTTTTCGGACTTTATCTTTGGAAAGTATTTTTCAAGTGTTGTTTCTCCAATACCCTTAACTCCTTTAATATTATCTGAAACATCTCCACATATAATCTTTCTAAGAACAATATTATATGATGGTACTCCCAATTGTTCAACGTCATTCTTAGGTGAAACAAATGTTTTTATACTTGGAATATATAAACAAATATCATTTTGAATAAGTTGAGATATATCTCTATCCTCAGACACAATTACAATATAATCATTCTTTTTCTTGTTCTTACAATAATAAGATATAAGGTCATCTCCCTCAACATTCTCATACATATATTGTCTTACAAACAATTCATCCAATATATCTTGAAGAATGGCTCTCTGACGTTGAAAATTCTCTTCATCAGTTTCTTTCTTTCCTTGTTGCTTTCTGCTCTTTGTTTTCCAATCATAAACTTTCTTGCAATAGGCATTGATATAAGCATCATAATCTGATTGAGGATTTGCTATTGCTGTTGCTTCCTCATAATTCTTATCTCTATTTGCCTTATAATCAGCATACAATTTCCATCTTAATGAACCTGAATTAAAACCATCCCATACAACCGTACAATGATTAAAATCTCGTTTCATTAACAAATTTCCAACTCTATATAAGAAATTCAATATACCACCATATTCTTCACCCTTACTGTTAATTGCATCTTTCTTAACCAATGAAGATTTAAGTACAGAATTTCCATCTACCAATAGATGATATATCTTTTCTTGTGTATCAATGTTATTAGCCATTGCAACGTTATTTCTTATTACCTGTTTCATTTCCTATTTCTACTGCAAATATAATAATTAAGGTTGATAATAGCAACATTACCAACCTTATAATATATAATTATTTACAAAAATTAACAAAATCAACGGATATAAATATTGATAAATGGTTTCGTCTTTTGAATCTCCAAATTTGCTTGAACCAATTTCTGTTGATTCTCTGCCATCGTCCACGGAAGCATATTTGTATATCTCTCTTTTAATTCTCCAAGTACTCTATCTCTTTCCTTTTGACCATCATCATGATAAACATTCCAATTGATTGTTGCCTCACTCTGAGGTATCTTGATTGCACCTGAATATCTACCAAATACATAAGACAACTTTATCATTGCATGAGCTGTTAATAATTGTCTTACTGTTTGCTGTGCTTGATAGTTCATCAATTCAAATTTCATTGCCTCCAAAGGAACATCACTCGGAGATAAAATCACCGTATCTCTATGTTCCAATCTACATTCATCAATTTGTTCTTGTGAACCATCTGTTTCATAATAATCATACCAAACATAGCAATCCTTGAATCTTCCCCATGATTTATCATCAATTGATATATTTCCAAATGTATTTGGATTTCTCGGCCCAGGAACTGAAAGCAAATGCAATAAATGTGTTCCATCAGGGCCAAGAGTTATCTTATAAGCCAAATCATTCATAAAGAACTTATTCTTATATTTCAAATCTGAAGCCATAAGAGCTGTATCATAGGCGCTACCAAAACAACCATAGAATCCATTAAATCCAACAGCACCACCAATTTGAGCACCACCAAATCCTAATCCACCATTGAAAGCATAACCAAGCCCACCATTTTGCATAAACATAGATGCCTTTGTAGTACTTGGTGTAATCCACATCACTCTATTCACTTCTCGTCCTGCTGGTATTACATAGACTTGCTTTCCTGCTTCAATTTGAATAAAGTCTTTCTTCAATTCATACTTTGGATTAGTACCTCTACCTTGTAATCCAACTTCCTTAGAACACCACTGAGCGTAAGATAAAGTCCAATCCATAGCTCTTGTTGTAAGAGCATAGGTTAAGTCTTCAACAGAATTAACAAATTTGGTCTTATCTTGCCCAAGCATATTCAACCAATTACTTTGAATTATAAAGTTCTGTGTCACCTCTGTATAGTCTCCGACAGCAATCTTTAATAATCTACACATATCATCATCTGTCAAAGGAACACTTCTAATTGGGGCACCCAAATAAGAACGAACATCCTCAAAAAGTTCTTTTAATTCATCTGTAATAACCATTGAAATATAAGATATCTATATTATATAAATATCTTAAAGTAATATAAATAAAAAATGTGGCACATTTCACAACGGGCCACATCTTCGCTATCATTGTTCATGATAGCACTCATCAAACATTTTTTAATTCATATCTTCTACATCACTCTCCTCAAAGCTAATATCCGATTCTGTGATTTCTACCTTACCATCAGCCAATTTTGTAAGTTCTGAAAGAATCTGACTAACATGAGTCTTCTTATATTCTTCCAAATCATCTACACTAACAAAACCTGTATTAGCTGCAATAATTGGTCCTTCATATGTAAGATTATATGGTGCATCCAAATGATTCTTCAAAATCTTAATCTTAGTTTGAATACCATAAGAATAATTAACTCCCTTTGAACTTGCTGTAAGACGCTTAGTTCCTGAAGTTAACTGACCACCCATTAAAATTTCAAGTCGTGTCGCATACTTCAATGACTTTCCTCCCTTTGTTTCCATAATCGGAGGGCCAACAGGCGATACTGTATTATTCAACCATACCTTATTGACATAAAGCATTGTATTTGTATGTTTGCTTGAAATCTTCTTTGAACCAGGAATTCTATCATTCACAATGCCACTAAACGCTTGTGAAATAGCTCCTGCTGCCCACATATTATTGGAAATCTTTCCACTTGCAAATTCCTTGAAACATCCAATAGAACCTACAGAGTCCCAACAGAAAAGCAAATCTTGGTCAATTTCTCCTGATTCCTGAACGTCCAACAATTCATTGATTGCCATTGCCACATCCTCAAGAACAGCAGTTGTACGCTTCTTTGTAACCTTCTTTCCCTGAGAATAATCCCAATCTCCAAATCGTTCAGCAAGAATTCTATTGTTGTAATAAATAAAATTACCATCCCAATAGATAATCTGATTCTCAACTCGCTTTGTTACTTCTCCAGTTTCATCATCAACATCTTCAATTTCTACATCTCCATAAACAGGCTCTGCTTCAAGGCCTACAGTTGTTGCAAACTTAAATGAAAATGCATTTTCCGTGTCAATAATAACTGGGATAATTCCTTGTTTCTGTGCTGATGCAATCGCACAATTCATCAACAAACTTTTTCCAACATTGGTACATCCAATAGCACTAATAACCGTTCCTGTTGGAATACCTGGCAACTTTGTAACCTCTTGAAAAGCCTTTGGCATAAGAATCCAACCCTGCTCTTTATTTGCGTTACTTGTTGCTAAATCCTTTGATTTTATGACTTCGCCGTCCTTTGGCTTATCAACAATCATTCCTGTTCGTTCTTTCCAAGCATTTAACCCATTCTTATGGATGCCTGTTCCTTTTTTAATTGCTTGTTTAACAGCCATTTTCTCTAATTTTTAAATTAGTAAAAAGGTGGAGATAGCCAGTTTATTAACTATCTCCTTGAAAAATATCATAGTTAAAGTCTCGTGAACTCCTTAGAACGGAAGGTCATCATCACTTGAATTACTGTAGCTACTTGCACTGTTGTAAGTAGGTGTTTGCATACCCATTGTTGGCAATTCACTAATCGGAACTTTTACCGTAGTCTGCTCAAACATAGAAGTAGGATTTGCACTATTATTAACAGCTACATTCTGAGAATTAAAAGCTTGTGTGGCACCAGTATTGACAACATACTGAGAGAAATCTTGCGGCTGCGGAGTAACCTTTGCGGCGAACTCCTTAGCGTTGATTTCAGCATTCACCTTATCAATCTCGGCCTTTGAAGACCAACGTCCCAATTCCTTGGAATAAATCGGTGATTCGCCCTGTGCAGCAATAAAGAGATAGTCATAATCCTTAACAGGATAAACATCTTCCCATGTAAGCTTGTCATAAATCCAAGCATTCATCTGCTCTTCAGTACTTGCAAGAGGTGTACGATTCTCATCATCCGAAATATGATAAGCAGTAGTATCCTTACCTGATTCCTTCTGACGTGTCATGGTCACAATCAAATCCTTACCCTGCATTAGGTCAAATATATTGGTACCACCTTCATTACGAGTCTGGAACAAGGCATAAGCCTCATCATAAATACCCTTACCCTTCTTATTATCAGGGAAACGCCAGAACTTAACACCATCTTCTTCATGGGCACGGTCAATACAACGTACCAACCAATAATCCTTAGACTTATTAGAGAACTCAATATCTCCATACTGCTTTCTCAGTGCTTCATCATCACAAGAATACTTCTTCTTATGTGCCTCAGCAGCACCTTCACAGAATGGGCACTTATCAGATTTGCCCATTCCAACAGGACACATATAACGCTTCCACTTCTTCTCGCCGTTCTCGTTAATCTTAGTTACATGAACATGAACCTTGAAAAATGGTGACATTTCGCCAGCTTCAGGCGCGAACGGCAACAGACGAATCTTCATCTTCTTAGTGTCCTGACCCTTTTCCAGTCTGTCATTCAAATAATGACTTGCATCAAACTCAACCTTGTCCTTAAACTGTTTTCTCTTCTCCTCAGCTTCCTTTGCAGCAAGCTCCTTAGCAACCTTCTGAGCAATAATCGTCTCAGCACTAATGTTAATCATAACCTTTCAAATAAATTTAATTATACCTAATATTAAATGCCTTATAATAAGGCTAACCTTTTTTTTTGTTCTCTTTTTAAATTTCCAGTGCAAATATACTTGTTTAATTGCTTGCATTCAAGCAAAAATTAAAAATTATTTACTGGATAATTAACCTTTAAATTACTCAACTAATTTCTTAGTTAAAAACCTTTAAATATATCCTTCATTGTTTGTCTTAAATTCGGGTCTAATGAATTTGCAATCTCACTATCATTATAATTATCTACATCATCTTTCGTGATAGTATATTCTTTTGGCTTATCAACTTCATCAGAGCCTGTACTATAAATACCTTCTGCCTCTTTTCTTTTCCAATAATCAACAGGATTAACATTAAAAGGATAAGAATCAAGACTTCTCATATTTAATCTTTCCGTATTTGTTGGAACTCTCTTTTGTAACTCAGCCTTTAATGCTGTAATATCAGCATTATTATGGTCAATAGTGTCTTTCATAGTTTCAACAGCAGACAATAACTTTTCAATTCTACCGTCTAACTGGCCAAAATCTTTTCCTAAACTATTTTGCTTAGTATTAAGTTTTTCCTGTGCGTCAGTTAAATCATCAAGGTCAAGAACATCATCATCGTCCTCTACCTCATCATCTAAATCATCATCACCACCGAAATCAGGCATATCACCGCCAATTTCATCATCTTGACCGCCTAAGTCAGGCATGTTGTCACCACCATTTCCAAAATCAGGGCCTTGTGCATTACCACCGCCTTGTTGATTATCCATTTGTGGCATACCACTTGGACCTCCTACATCAGGTCCACCTCCGGGATTCATACCACCAGCATCTTGACCTGGGCCACCTGGCTGTTGGCCACCCATAGGAGGCATACCACCACCCATATCAGAAGCACCACCAGGTTGATTGTTATCATTGTCATCGTCTTCAGCTTCTTCCAAAGACGTTGAAAGATAACCCTCATTCACCATTCTTGCAAAATGCTGTTGGATTCTTTTATTTCTTTGTTCTGTAATATTTCTCTTATTCATTGTACTATATAGTATATTACAATATATAAATATTAGTCACGAAGTAATTCTCTATTGTCTTCTGTAAGAATAATAGAACTCATCTTACGCTCAATAATGCTATTATCAGTCTTTAACATCTTAACATCCTGCTGCGCAGAATTATTCAAAATCTGATTTGCTAATTCAATCTTCTCCTTAGTATCCATAATTACTCTTCCGTTTTAATTTCATTATTTTCTTCTACAGTTTCAACCTTATCTTCTTTCTGTTTCTTTGTAGATTTCTTTGAAACTGTTTCAGCTACTGCTTCTTCTTCCTTAATTTCTTCAACAATAGATTCCTCGATAGACTCATCTATTTCAACTAATTTAGGTGCGATAGGCTTATGAATCATCTTAATTTGCTTTAAGCCTCTATGAATAGGTAAATTCTTCATTATCTTACATATATTATAATATATAAATATCTATTATTTTAATTTTTTGGGAAAATGTTGAATATTATTCCACATTGTTTACTAATAAACTTGCTATTACATATTCCTTTCCTTTAAACCATTTATTTAATTGCCATAGTTTCTTATTAGATGAAAATATAACTCTATTAGAATAATTCTTTCTACACTTTGAAATAACCTTTTCTTTATCAATATGAATATACTTTAATATATTGAATGAAATTCCTATTACCTTACCACATTCCAAAGGATAATAAAGCATATCTTTATCAATGAAAATATAATTCTTATATCGCTTGAATGAATTATTACATAGCATATAATATAACTTTTTCATCTTGCTATATCTAAGGTTATATACATTTATATAATAGTATTCAACTTGATTAGATATTAAGGTAATCAGTTTTTCCTTAAATTTCTTTATATCTTCCTCGTAAAATTCTCTCTTTTCCGTTTTCTTAAACGTCCACATATCTCCATTAGGATATGTATGCTCTAATATATCAAATTCAAATCCATGAGTTTTAGCATATTCCTT